TGGGGTCAGGCTGGGGCCGGGGTCAGGCTGGGGCCGGGGTCAGGCTGGGGCTGGGGTCAGGCTGGGGCCGGGGGATTTATTTCTTGGTATTCCGCGACTTCTTGGTCGACCGGTGGCGCGACTTTCGCGGACTGGCAATATATCCACCGAAGATTTTGCCGAACCGCTTGAGCGATTTCGCCGACCTAAGCGTTTTATTGAGCTTATTCATCGTATTTGATACGGCCTTTCCAATATAGGATTTGACGCTTTTCGTTTTCGACATTATATATAGGTATATAGAAATAATAATATCGATTATTCGGTCGATATTATTGTGGCCGGTCCTAAATTAGATACGGAATCGCTTGTATATTTCAAACGCGACCAATCCACCCAAGATTTGGGCAATGCAATATGGTAATACCTCGGCAATTGGTATATTGCCAGCTGCGGCCATTGTAATGGTGACCGCGGGATTAATATAACCACCCGATATAGTGTTGGTTAGGAGCAGGGCTAAGGCGAGTGCGGCACCAATGGCCAATGGATTGCCCGTAGCCAATACAATATAGATGAAAAATAACGCGCCCAAAAATTCGGCTAAATACTTTTGCATTTTTATATATTATAGCACTGAAAAGAAAGTTCGGCATTCGGCATATTACATTGTAAAAGTGCCCTTGAAATGTCGACTTTTGGGCGGTACGGCACCTCCGCCATTTCGCACTCTGGTCAAAGATTGTCTTACCGTATTCTGGTCGACGGTCTGATTGGTAATTGCCGTTCCTTCTGTATTAATACTGCCTTGCCCGATTGCGGCCGTTCGGCGACGGTCGATGACGGACGACCCGTCGCGATTTCCACCTATCCATTTTTTCTGGATATTTTGTACGGGGGTTACGGCGGCGTTCGATTGCTCAATATAAGTGCGACGGCCGTAAAAAAACTCACTCGAATTGTCCGAATTAATTCCCTTTAGCGGCATGGCATTCTTAGAATAGAGTGTGGCATTCCGAGTGTTTTGTATAGGTGGATTTCCGGGAGCCCCCTTTTGAAATAGTTCGGAATATGTTTTAGGTACTTGAAATGTTGCGTATGGGTTACTCATATATGTATAGGAAGTAGAAAATATCTTATACATATCATATTAGTAAAGCCCGAATAGGTGAGCGGCGTCCACTTAACGCCGCCTTACCATTTTCAGGTGAGCGGCGTCCACTTAACGCCGCCTTACCATTTTCAGGTGAGCGGCGTCCACTTAACGCCGCCTTACCATTTTCAGGTGAGCGGCGTCCACTTAACGCCGCCTTACCATTTTCAGGTGAGCGGCGTCCACTTAACGCCGCCTTACCATTTTCAGGTGAGCGGCGTCACTTAACGCCGCCTTACCGCCGCCTTACCGCCATGAGGTCAACATACGACCCATTATGTGCATCTCCGCCAAAACTGGGGTCATTATACGTACTCGAAATCGCCTTTTGTTTCAAAAAAGTGGTATAATTGGACGAATCTGAGACATACCGGACATTGCCGGCCTTGGGAGGAATGCCGGTATTATCACAATTCGATATAATACTACCAATCCGACTCTTCCATCCCGGTTTATCGGCATTCACCTGATTCGGTCCACCACATACATAGTTTTTGCGACTAAGATAATCGCCTAAACCATTAACGGCGCGATAAGGAGTGGTGACCCGTCCATGGCCATTAATCGATGGCTGGGCGAATTCATTCTGCCATGAATCGCGTAATATTCGGCGCGATACGGCGCCTTCACTATCTCTATAGTTCGTGACTGTCTGTTGTGGGGATATTCCATTGAAAATAGCTAGTTTCGTTCTTAATGGAGCTATTTGGACACCGCCAATATTGGACATTTTAATATAAATATAGTATATATTATATTTTGAATGTCGAATATAAAGTATGACCCCGAATGTATTCGAAAACGGTCAAATTGGAGTAGTCCGGATGATAAATATAAATTCGATGCCGAGAATTTTGACCCCAAGGCACTTTTGGCCGATATTGAAACTCGTTCGCCTAAATTAAAGGCACTTTTAGCCAATATTAAACGTTTAGACAAACGCGATATGCAAAAGGATGGAGTCATGTATAAGCATTTCATTTTTTCCGATTTGAAATCGGGGGGATATGGGGCTAAATTATTGGCCGCGGCTTTGCTGGCTTCTGGATATAATTTAGGATATGAAGCCCCGCGATTGAGTGAGGTGAAAAAGGTCATGGGCGAAGCCGCTGCTGAATTGTCTATGGAGCCATCTCCTGAGCCAGAGCCTGTGTCACCTGGTGCTCCTTCACCAGAGCCCGTGTCACCCGGTGCTCCTTCACCCGTTACGACCTTTTTATCCAATGCAGTAGAGTCAATTGGCAACTTATTTTCACCTTCTCCTAAGCCTTCGGAAACTGAGCAACCTGTACAAGAGGAAGAAGAAGAGGAAGAGGAAGAAGTCCCTGAAGCAGAGGAATCCCCTCTGTCAGAAGAAGAGGAAGAGGAAGAAGAAGTTCCCGAAGCAGAGGAATCCCCTCTGTCAGAAGAGGAGGAAGAAGTCCCCGAAGCAGAAGAATCCGTTGAACCAGAAGAGGAGGAAGAAGTTCCTGAACAAGAAGAATCGGTTGAACCAGAAGAAGCAGAGGAATCACCCGAACCCGAACCAGAACAAGAAGAAGAGGAGGAAGAGGTCTCTGGACAAGAGGAATCCCCCGAATCAGAAGAGGAGCAAGAAGTATCCGAACCAGAGGAATCGGAAGGCGAAGAAGAATCGGTCGAGCAAGAGAAAACAACCGGCGGCTCAAGAAGAAAAAAGCTCCAGACGTTTGGCGACGACGAAGAAGACGACAACGAAGGTTCGGGCAATAAAAAGAACAAGAAGATTTGGGGTAAAATGCGTCTTCACGACGACGCTAAATTGAAAGAAACCTCCAGCAATAATTTCTATTTGCTCTCCTCAGTAGGTGTGTATAACCAACCCATCAATGTCACCAATAAAAAGGCCATTTTAAAGAAGTTCAATCAGCGCCCCGAAAATGTCCAAGGCGAAGAGATTCGGTTCATTATTATGGATAGTGGTTTCAAAGAAGGCATCGATTTATTCGATATCAAATACATTCATATTTTCGAACCGCCTAAAACTATGGCCGACCAAAAACAAGTCATTGGACGCGGAACACGGACGTGTGGTCAAAAGGGGCTCAAATTCAACCCCACTAAGGGTTGGCCTCTCGATGTTTTCATATACAATGTCACTATTCCCGAGTCGATTCGCGATGCATTCTTAGGTTCGGCCACTGTATTTGATATGTATTTGAAATCCCTAAATATCGACCTTCGATTATTCGAATTTAGCCAAGATTTAGAGCAAACCACTATATTTGGTTCGGTCGATTACGAATTGAATCGCAATATACACACTTTTGCCATTGAAAAGGGGTCGCGCAGTGTATCTTTGGAAAAGAGCCCCGAAGAAGAGGAGAGTCCAATAGTGAGTCCACCGGAGGGATATGAGCCCGCGTCTCCCGAATCGACTGTATATAGCACAATCAGTAGTGAGGGAAGTCAAGGCGGCAGTAGTCGCGCAGCCAGGATGAATCTGGGCAATAGTCCCGACATGATTCTGACTGGGCGATTAAATAAACCGGCCACTAAGACGGCAACCAAGAAAAAGCGTTTCGTTATAAATAAGAGTCTATCGCCCATTAATTTGGATGATTCGGCTTTGGGGTGGCCCGCCTCACCCAGTCCCGGGAATAATAAATTCGATAGTATGCGGCGACATGTGCATGAGCACTTTTCCGATTTTAAATGGGGGAAGGTAAAGTTGGAGAATCTATGTGAAGATAAACCGACGGTGGGTGGTGCACCCTCGAAGGTCATCGACCTTTCACCCACTCAGAATTTCCTAAAGCACTATTTCACCCCCCAAAACCCCACTAAAGGCATGTTGACATGGCACAGTGTAGGCACAGGTAAAACCTGCTCGGCGATTGCGACAGCATCGAGCACGTTTGAGAGAAGCGGCTATACAATTCTATGGGTCACTCGCACCACGCTAAAAAGCGATATTTGGAAAAACATGTTCGACCAAGTATGCAGTGAACGTATTGCCAATATGATAAGCGAAACCAAGGGTATTCCAGAGGAGCACGCAAAACGCATGCGACTCCTGTCTAAATCTTGGAAAATACGCCCCATGTCATACAAACAGTTCAGCAACTTGGTTTCGAAGCAGAATTCAATGTATAAGACACTCGTCAAAATCAATGGGTCGGAAGACCCCCTGAGAAAAACCCTGCTCATTATCGACGAGGCCCATAAATTGTATGGCGGCGATGACCTGTCGTCCATAGAGAGACCCGACATGGGTGCTCTACACCAAGCCCTGATGAATTCGTATCGCATTTCCGGGCGAGATTCGGTCCGACTCCTCCTAATGACGGCCACACCAATAACCAATAGTCCAATGGAGTTGATTAAACTCGTCAATCTGTGCAAACCCGTCTTCGAACAAATACCCAATGAATTCGAATCATTTGCCCAAGAATATTTAGACGCAAATGGGCGATTTACCGACCGCGGGCGCGTCCAATACCTGAATGATATTGCCGGACATATCAGTTATTTGAATCGCGAGGGAGACGCACGCCAGTTCTCCCAACCCAATGTCAAAATGGTCAATGTCCCCATGGTCCGCAGTGTCGCCACAGTGAACAGTTTCGACCGGCGATATATGCGCGAAATACAGAATTCCAATATTGCAACGCTGAAAAAGGACGTCGAAACCGCCGCCAAGGCGGTGGACGGCGATTTGAAGGACCTCGCTGCCGATAGATTCGGATTCCTGTATGATAAATGCAATGATATTGAGAACACGCGGACAAAGAAGGCGTGTCGGAAAATGGTCAAACGCAACATCACTCTCCTTTTAGCCGAAGCCAAGGACCATGTATCTCAAATACGCAATTCCATCAAAGAAATCCGCGAAAAGGTGAAAGATTCTCGGCTTTTTAAGACGCAAGCACTCCAACGCGTCATGGGAAAAATCGACCTAAATCCGGCAAAATATAACAAATTCAAAGAATCGGCGTATTACAATATCAAATACAAATGCGGGAAGAAAATCACCGTACCCTCGGAACTCGACCAGTCAATTGAGAATGACCCCGATATTCTCCGCCTAGACGGTCAAATTGCCGCGACCGATATGGAAATACAAATGCTTCATGCGAACCTGAAGACGGAAATGGCGGCATTCCAAGCCCGTGTCAAGCGAATGCGCGAGGCTCTCAAGGAGAAAATGACGGTACAAGAGAGGGCCGAAATCCGCCTAAATATTAAGGCCCTTCAAGCAAGTACGCGCAAAGAATTGGCGAATAGGAAGCGTGATATAGGTCAAATCGTGAATCGTTATACTAAGAATCGCAAGGAAATCGAGGGTAAAAAAAAAAAGCTTATGCGAACCAAGAAACGGCAATTAATGGGCGAAATACGCGAGCAAAACAAACAAGACCGAAAAGTGCAGGCGGAAATTGCACGCGCCGAAAAGAATTTGAGAAAAACGCGTAGGAAGGAGGGCATTTTCGACGAAGAAATAAAGAATGATTTAGTCAAAGGATTGGTCGAAAAATACCGCGCCCAAATCGACGCGGATTACCAAGACCTGGAGTCGGAAATACAACGAAATATTGAATTGGACCGGGAAAAACACGCCGCAAAAGAGCGGCTAAAGGCGGAGAAGGCAGAGGCCAAACAGGCCGCCCAGGCCCAGAAAGCCGCGGAAAAGACGCGGAAACAGATGGAAAAACAGGAGATGCAGGCCGCCAGAAAGACCCAGAAAATGCGCGAAAAGGCGGAGAAGGACATGGCAAAAGAGCAACTCAAGGAGCAACGGGCAAGGGAAAAGGAGGAAAAGGCGCGGGCTCTGGCGGATGCCAAAATGGCTAAACTGTTGAATCCAAAGGCAAGAGTGACCAAGGGAAAGAAACCGAGCAATATACCTTGAATGCAATAATCAAATGGGGTGTATACTAAGATTTATTCTATTATTCAACCATATATGAATCTTATATGGTTGAATCGAGGTTGGTATTATATACGATATATATTCGGGGGTTTAGGCCAAATTGCCCATTTTCTTAGTAAAGCCATATATGAAATATATGCGCAAGTCCATATACCACTTCCGTCGCCCCCCGACGTCCCGGCCCTCCTCGTCCTGTTTATTCTGATTGGTCTCGCCATAGTCGCCTATATAAAAATACGATTTCCTTTCTGGAATATACAACCCGTTTATCATACCTATGATTTCGGTAGGCGATGGCTCAGTGGAGCCCCTTTTATCATAAACACGCTTCCTCAAAAGACGAAATATTACGAGAATCGCCATATCAAAACGTCGGATTATACCAATATTACGGCGGAAACCCGACAACAAATCGTCGATTTTCTAAGATGTTACTATATTGAATCCGATAGAGTATTATACACGATGACTTCGGCCATACTCGATTCGACCATGACGCGATATTTGGACCCCGTTTATGTATCGGTCTATTATTCGCCCGATGAACCATTATGCGACGGACAAATCTTAGAAAATGCGATAATAAATAGACCGATATGGGGAATAATTGCGTCAACACCCATACATTTGTATTATATTGGTAATCGCACTCAAGTCGGCGAGGAATCGAATCGACAACACGTAGTTGCCTATTACCTAAATACGATATGCGTACATCGGGAGCACAAAGCGCGGGGTCTTAGTCGAAATCTGATACAGACCCAAGAATATAATCAGCGTATTGCAAATCCGGGCGTCCAGGTGTCATTGCTAAAGAAGGAAATCCAGTTGTGCGAGGGGGTCGTACCGCTTGTCCAATATACCACTTATACATTTCATTTGCGGCCTGTTCGGCCGCCCACGTTTAAGGACGCCGGCTTCGCCGGCGCCCAGATTGTGCGTATTCTGCCATCCAATATCGATATATTAATTGATTTCTTAGAAATCGTCCGAAAAACGCCTAAATACGACGTATGTTGTATCACCGATATTCCCGTATTGAGCCGTTTGATAGAAACGGGTCAATTGTATGTATATTGCCTAAAGTATGTGGAAAATGCGTCATTAGGATACTATTTCTTCCGAAATGCCAATATCCAATATGAGGATTTGACCGAGGGGGCGGAGGATTGCGATACACTTCAATTTGTGGGTTCGTACAATAATACGGCAAATGTCGACGTGTTCTTCGGGGGGTTTTTGCACGCTTACCAAGATATATTGAAAATACAGAAAACGTTCAAAATGATGCTTTTCGAGGGTATTTCCGATAATGGGGTAATCTTAGACAAATGGTTGTCTAAATTTCATATTGTATTGGAAAATCCGACCGCGTATTATTCCTATAATTTCGTCCATCCACGTAGCGTTTTACCCGACGCATTTTTCATGATATAATGGGACCGGAGAGAGGGCTTTATCGGGTATATTTCCCCGTCCTCGAAAAGGAATCGGCAATAAAAATAATGAATACACCTAAGAAGGTGTATAGGATGAATTCCTCCATAACATTATTGGTACGTTCGTCCTGCTGCTGCTCTAATAGATGAATCATATAGTTGAGCTTTTCGGTGAGTTTATTGTCGCCCTGACCCAA